GGCCCGTAAGGGCCCCTGAGCTACACCGCAACTCGGCGGCCTAGCTATGGTGTTGGTTCAAGACACTCGTAATTGCTTACGAGTGACACCGGATTTGCATCTGAGGCTAGTCACCGTCCCCCATCGAAAGCTTTCTCCCTGTTTGGGATTGGGCAATGTTTTGGGCTGGGTCTTCTCTAAAACTAAAAGGTTTTAGATGGAATAAAGAAGACTCATATATCTTTTGGTGACTAGGAGCGACTTGAGCAATAGAGCCGTTTCTACGATCTGATGGTGTATGGGTACTCTCCATCGAGACCGGGGAGGACGAAGAGTCATTGAAGATCCAGTAACGAATCATAACCCTTCAGCCCTTGAAAGAGGTGCCTACTGCCCAGACCCCTTTCCGAAGGAGTCTGGAAACAGAAGAAGAATAACATGCTAAACTTACTTAATACCTACAAGAACCAACGTTCGTGGTTAGAGCAGGTGAAGCGTAGTTATTCTTGGCAATTCGCCGTAAAACGCGAATCAGCTTTAGTCGGCTTCTTCATTAAAAGTAGCCGGCTATTGCTAGGGAAAATGAGTCGTTCGTGGGTATTAGCGATCCTGTCTTTTAGCAGAGACTGCATAAGACTTCGCCGACTCTCGGGGTCAAAGGGTCTGGCCCTTCATCTCAAAGCGTGTTCAGTCCTTCTTATGAAGTACTGTGCTCGCCAAGAGTTGAAGGATCTAGGTCCATTGAAATCGAGAGTGAGTCGTACCAAGTCAGGGATTCCTCGTATAGTGGTTCCCTACCACCGCGAGAGAATACGTAAGGGCGATAAAACTGTGATTCGCCTTTGGATGACTCTATTCGGTCTGTACCGAGTAGTTGAGTTCAAGGGCAAATTCAGTGTTAAAACCATTACGTCTCCTTTTCAAGGTAAGGCTAATAGAGACACAATCTACTTGGTCGATTGGTTTGTAAAGAACTTACAAGTCAAACGGTTGAGAGGTTGGTCTGTATTACCCTTAGTGAGATCAGGACCCCTGACCCAACAAGGGCGGAAGAAGGGAGAGCATTGAGGCATGGTGATGTCTTCTGGGAATGTGGTACCTAAATGGATTAGTCGTCAGACGTCCATCTCGGTATGCGCAATCCAGGCATACGCCATCGTCAATGAGTTCCCTTGGATCCTGCGTGCGATGGATTCGTTACAAGCTGTAATTAATCCGATCTACTCAGGACTAATTTCGGAAGAAATTCGGAAATTAGCCAAACTCGGTATGGCAGGTCTGACCTTCAATCGTCCCATGGGAAAATTGGGAACGAAAGAAGAGCCTGGTAAGGTTCGGGTCTTTGCGATGGTTGATTACTGGACACAACTTTGTCTGAAGCCGCTTCATGATGGAATCTTCGCGATCCTGAAGGTTATACCTCAGGACGCGACATTCGATCAGGATGCAGCAGTCCGTAGAATTGCTAGGGAGGTCGGAACTGGCTATTGTGCTAGCTTCGATCTCTCAGCAGCTACGGACCGGCTTCCTGCTCAGTTGCAGTCGGTAATCATCGATCGTATTTGGCCGGGAGCCGGAGCTCCCTGGCTGGAGCTCCTGACTTCGAGAGCGTACTCAATCCCGAAGAAGTATGCAGGCGTTGGCGCATCAGTATATTATGCTGTTGGACAGCCGATGGGTGCATATAGTTCTTGGGGTATGTTGGCGCTTTCTCATCATTACCTTATTCAGTTAGCTGCTTTTGAGGCAGGGTTCCGGGAGTGGTTCTCTAAGTATGCCGTTCTTGGTGACGACGTGGTCATTTGGGATGATCAGGTCGCTAAGAGCTATTTAAAGTTGATGGAAGACGTTGGAGTTGAAATCTCCTTCGCGAAATCCTTGGTTTCATATAATGGAACTTGGGAGTTCGCGAAGAGGTTCTATGCTCAAGGAGTCGATTGTACACCGATGCCTCTGAGAGAAGCGTCGGCGGCCATCAGATCCTTTGATGCATTGCTCCAACTAATCTTAAGACTTGGCGGAAAAGTGAAACCTTCAATGATGTTAGGATTCCTCGGTAAGGGATATAAAGTGAAGGGAGCCCTGATGAAGCCTCTAGACAAGCTGTCTAGGAGCGTCGCTAGGGTCCTGATCTTTATGTCTCGGCCCGGGGTCTCCGAGGTATCATTCGGGACGTGGGCGGAATGGATCGGTATGAAGGCTCTCAGAGTAAGCGACCCGAATCAACCGTGGAGGGTATTCATGAGAGCTCTTTTTGGTGAAGTCCAAAGACTTCCCACTAGAGTTTCCCGTGAACACCTCAAACGGGTGAGTCCAGGTCCCGTGCTCTGGGAGTCAGTCTTATATCCTTCCTTTCAAGATCGCACTCTCAAATCCAGTCAGCAGCAGTTAGAATTACTGCTCGAGGTTCTCTTTATGCCTTTAGTGAGGGCGCAAACTATTGACCTTTCTAAGTCAAGAAAGCTGCTCCCCCCTATAGAGGTATATCGAAACGCTACGGCTGAGGGCTTTGATATTGCGTTCAAGAAAGTGATAGAATATATTACTGAGGCATCGAAAATAGAGCCCCGTCAGCGGAACTTCTGCATGAATAGTGTAGATGATTCGTTGGCTGGGTCACTAGGTTGGTGGTCCAAAGTATT